GAGCATATCCGCTCGCGTGTTGATCGCTACTGGATGCGTCAGTGGCAGCGTCGCCTAGTTGCTACCGCTAACGGCGTCCTTGCAGATAACGTGGCTAACGACAGTTCCGACATGGTGTATGACGCATCTGGCGCGACCAATGGCGACATCACGGCAAACACTGTATTCACCCGCCAAAACTTCACCGCCTCCGCATTTACCCTGGGCGATGGTGTTGATTCCCTGTCAGCAATGGCTGTTCACTCGCTGGTCTATAAGCGCATGGTTGATAACGACGATATCGACTTCATCCCTGACAGCATGGGCCAGATGACCATTCCGACCTTCCTCGGCCACCGCGTTATCGTGGACGATAATCTGCCGTCAACTGCTGCTGGTGGTGCCGGTGCTGGTGATACTGCCCCGTTCTACACCTCCATCCTGTTCGGTCAAGGTGCGTTTGGTTATGGCGAAGGCATGCCTGATAACCCCGTCGCTGTTGAGCGTGACGAGGCTGCTGGCACTGGTGGCGGTATCGAAACCCTCTGGACTCGGAAAACCTGGCTCCTGCACCCTGCTGGATTCAAGGTTGGCACCGCTCCGGCTGGTAATTCGTACACCACCACCGAGCTTGCCGCTGCGGCGTCATGGGATCGCGTTGTTGCCCGTAAGAATGTGCCGATGGCATTCCTTATCACCAACGGCTAATGCACATGGGGGAGTGATATCCCCCTTGTCTCTAAAATTTAGAGGGAAACGACATGACTTTCAAAACGCAACTTGATTCGCAGCAAGCCATCAGTGATGCGCTTAGCGTTACCGTGGCGACTGCAACGACCAGCGAGGCAACGCCGGTTAATGCCGTCGCAGCCACTGGAACACTCACTATCTCAGGTGTGGTGATTGATGGCGAGACAGCAACCATTAATACCGATGTTTATGAGTTCGCGGCAGATGCTGCCCAGAGCGTTACAGGCACTAACGTAGCGGTAGACATCACCACATACACCACCGCATCAGCTGGCACTCTGACTGTTGATACCATTCCAACTGCTGGCAATACGATGACCATCGGCACGAAGGTATATACTTTCGTCACTGATGGCACGGCGTCCGCAGATGGTCAGATCGACATCGGCACAGATGCTGCCTCGGCACAGGTTAATATCGTCGCGGCAATCAACGGCACTGACAGCATTAACACCGCGCACACTCAGGTGTCTGCCGGGGCATTCGCGGCAAACGATAGCATTATCACTGCTCTTGTTGGCGGCACTGCTGGAGACCTGATCGCCACTACCGAGACGTTTACCGCAGTGACGAACATCTTCGACGCGGCCACCCTTGGAACTACGGTTGCGGGTGCAGATTGTACCGCAGCAAACGCCGTGACTGCTCTTGTCGCTGCTGATGCTAGTGCGCTGTATGTGCTAGCAGATGGCGCTGGCGATACCGTGACAGTGACAGCTGCCACCAAAGGAACCGCCGCAAACGCCTATGCCACTACGGAAACGATGGCTAATGGCGCATTTGGCGCGGCCACACTTGCCGGTGGGATTAATGGCACCGTGGGGGGTAATAACCAGATTATCGCCGATAACAGCTATCTGTATGTTGCGATTGCAAACAACACGATTGCAGATGCTAACTGGCGCAGGGTTTCTCTCGGCGCAGTGTATTAATCTGGCCGGGGCAACATAAATGGCACAGTCATTACCGCTACCAGGAAGCCCGGAATACAGGGTGTGGTTTTCACAGCAGCGCCGACGGGAGCATAAAAACGCACCTGCTCCAGCGGCTCCAGTCGGTTTGTCTGCGATTCCATCTGTTGGCTATGTCGATGTGACGTGGCCGCCACAGCCTGGGGTGGTAATTGTTGTCTATCGCGCTGAGTTAGACGATTTTGGCTCAGCATCACCACTGCAATCATTAATTGACGCTACGGCGTTTGTCGATTCTAACACCGTGGCGACAACTGATTATTGGTACTGGATCACGGCATCAAATGGCGCTGGAGAAAGTTTTCCCAGCGATAGCGTTACGGTAACGGCGCTGTGAGTGATCCGTATTACAACATTCAGGGGATACCAAGCGACCTCATAAACACGGACGAGGTCGGCGTAAGGTCTCTTAAAATATCGCTGTTCGACGGGTTCAACAACCCAATAAAATCCTTTGATGGATGCGTGAATATCCATGAAGCCCACCCTCACTCATATATTGTAAATGCGGAAATGCACCGGCACACCGCCACGCAAACAACACTCGCTGTAGCCACGTCCGGGTCTGGACTTGAATACCAGATAACCCTCACCAGCGCCGCCGGGTTTACTGCCGGAGGGAAGGTGCATGTTGGGAACGGGATCAGGGAGATATCACACGCTACAATAATATCCGTTCTCGGCAATGTCCTAACGCTAGACCGGCGGATAGATATGGCGCACGCAGTAGGGACTCCGGTAACGCTGTCTGCTCTCGATATGTCCTCTATTGCTGGGACTCTATCTACCCCGGTTGTTTACTGGTCCGCGCCTGGCGATGGAGAAGTGTGGCACATAATGCGTCTGCTGTTCTCAATGGTGCATGGGACGGCGGGAGACCTCGGACTATTCGGGAATCTTAACCCTTTAACTAATGGGTGTCTTCTTAGAGTGTATGTCGGCGGGAAGTTTTACACGTTCACAAACTGGAAGACAAACAGCGACATCAGCGATGATATGTACGACGTTTCGTTTAATGCCAGGTCAGGTGGTGGCGGTCAATACGGCACATCTGGCAGGGGTACGTTCTACAATACTGGAGCTGTAGTAAGGCTTGACGGGTCACTCGGTGACAGAATTGAGCTGTGGGTGCAGGATAATATAACGGCACTTGATTCTTTCACAATGAAAATGCAGGGCCACATCGAAGGCGCTTAGATAGGGTAACTATCTCAACCAGGAGGAACAATGGACATTAAATCAATGCTAAATCATCAGATTGCCATCGATCGCAAGTTGGCTGCCGACAAACGAGCTGCAATGCTAAAAGCGGCACAGAATGGCGTTCTTCCGGCCGTGAAAAAGCCTGGGCGCGGAAGGCCGAAGGGCAGCGGGAAAGCCACTGGCACTGGCAGTTAATGAGCTGCTAACCGGAGAATGAATAATGATCGGCTATAACGAAGAGGCGGATTTAACGGCATACGCAGCGGCGCGTGGAATCACGCTAAGCCTTGCCGCGTCAATTACGCTCACCCGCGCACTTGATTACATCGAGAGTAGGGCATACAAGGGCGACAAGGCTGAAAGCGATCAGGTTTTGCAATTCCCCCGCGACGATGAAACGGAAGTGCCGGATGATATTGCGACCGCCCAGCTTGTGGCCGCAATCATATACGATGGAGGCGGCGACCCGATGGGGTCAATAGGGCCGCGCAGGCTGTCGGCAACTGTTGTCGGTGCCGTGTCAGTAACCTATAGCGACAAAGGCAATCAGACCACGCTATATCCACACCTTGACGCCCTGCTAAGGCCGTATCTACTATCAAGCGGAACGCAATTCACGGTGTCTCGCTAATGGCCTTTTATGATGAGATGCAGGGAATCGCATCAGAGCTTCTTGCAGAGTTCAAGCAGGGGACAATCATATACAATCACCCTGGAGCGGTGTCAGGCGACGCATGGAATCCAGTTCAAGGAACTGCCGTACCATATACCCTTGACGCAGCATCCAATGGCGTGTCTCAGGAATATGTAGACGGCACAAGCGTACTGGCGACCGATAGAGAGGTTGCGGCTGCGGTGTTTGGGCAAACGCCGACGACATCAGGAACGATTTCGATGGATGGGCGAGTATTGCAGATCGTTCGTGTGATAAAAATCCCAGCGGCTGGAACTGCCGTTTCCTGGAAGATGATCGTCCGTGCCTAGTCTGTCAGAAATATCCGACAACCAGCGCCGCGCCGTATTGCGCGCATTCAATTCCGTCATCGCGTCTATCCGTGACAGCGCCACTCTCGCAGACCTGACAATGCTAATTGAGCAGGGCCAGATTGATGCCGTGATTGACATGCTCCAGCTCGACCGCGCCACATTCGCCACGCTGGAGCAGGCCATAGCAGACGCCTACCGCATTGGCGGAGAAACGGCCATGGGGCAGATAGGCCGAATCCCCGTTGATGGCATGAGTATGCGGCTAGTGTTCGATGTGCGCTCACCCGCTGCTGAGGCATGGCTAGCCACATCATCAAACCGCATCGTTGAGATAGTCGCAGAGCAGAGGGCTGTTGTTCGCTCTACCCTACAGTACGGGATGGAGTCTGGGCTGAATCCGCGTAGTACGGCGCTGGATATCATAGGTCGCATTGACACTGTTACAGGCAATCGTATCGGCGGCGTGATTGGCCTCACTGAACAACAGGCCGGATGGGTCAGCAATGCGAGACAGGAGCTTTTAGATCTGGACTCCAACTATTTTAGCCGAGCACTGCGAGATAAACGTTTTGATTCAACAGTGCGGAGAGCTATCGCCGATGGCAAATCGCTAACACAAACGCAGATAGACAAAGCCATTACCCAGATGCAGAACAGGGCGCAGCGGTACAGGGGAGAGGCAATCGCTAGGACTGAATCGATAAACGCTCTACGCTCCGGGCACCATGACGCAGTAATGCAGGCTGTAGACGCTGGGGATGTTGATGAGCGCGACACGTATCACGAATGGGACGCTACAGGCGGAGCTAGGACGCGAGACGCGCATATTGCCGCAGACGGCCAGCGCAGGCCGATAAAACAACCGTTCATCGTAGGTGATGAGCGCATGATGTACCCTGGAGACCCAGCAGGGAGTGCAAAGAACACCATTAATTGCAGATGCCGAGAACGGACAGTGATTGATTTCGCCGGGAAAGTTAAACGCATTGAGGGGTTTGGTTGAGACTGATTTGTGTGGCATTAGACAACAAAAGCCCCAAATGTTGACATAAGGGGCTTTTTGCGTTATTGTTCGGTCGCGTTAATCAAAACCGACAGGAGGTAAGCAAATGATCGACAACCGCAAAACAATCCGCATAGCCATACCAGCCGACCAGGTGGAGGCGTTCGAGAAAGCCAAAGCCAAAGCTGAGGATTCCGCTATGATTAAACTAACAGATACACAATATGCCTCGCGGTTAATTCAGTGGGCGCTAAAGGAGGGTTCGCGATGAGTGTTCTGGACTGCAAAATTGCATTGTTGGCGTTGCTGCTGTTTCCGATATTTGTTGCAATGGCTGTCATTCTCTGGATCGCGGCAAAAGACTATATAGAAACTACTACGGAGTTGAGGCGTGGCAAAAAGCGCCTGTGAAATAACACAGGGTGACGGTTTGCCATAAACTGCTATACTAGCCCCACCACTGTATGGGGCTTTTTTATGGGTGAATTTGAGAAACAGGTCACATCATGGGCGCGCAAATCCGAGCTACGCCTAGAGGCGGTATTCAAAACAGCAGTACAGGATATGGTGGAGGATGCGCAGACGCCACGGGATAAAGGCGGCAGGATGCCGGTTGATACTGGATTCCTGATTAATAGCGGGTATGCAGCGGTAAATAAAATGCCATCAGGTAAACCGCCAGCGAAAGAGGCGAAAGAATGGACTGGTGCGAATCAGAGCGCTGCCGCGCTAGCGATCAACAAAGCCAAAATCGGCGACACTATCTATTTCGGCTGGACTGCCAACTACGCTCAATACATGGAGGCAAAATATGCATTCATGCGGCTGGCGGCGCAACGCTGGGGGCAGTTTGTTAAAATGGCGGCACGACGAATTGAGCAGAGCGGGAGTAGCCTAAAATGAAAACCAACACACAGATACAGGAGGCATTTAATGCCGCTCTCACAGCGGCCAGTTTTGGCTACCCAATCGGATGGCCAGGAGTAGAATTCACCCCTCCAGGGGATGGGGCGTGGTTGGAAGTTGCTTTTTTCCCAAATCAGGGCCTTGATGAGGGTCTGCCGTATAACTCCAGCGTTACCCCTATGGGTCTGTTTCAGGTCTCCGCCGCAACACGACCTGGTTCCGGGGTAATTGGTCTAGAGGCTGTGGCCGACTCAATCCGTGGAGCTTTTCCACGCGGAACCGTTATAACATCGCCAGTCCGCGTATCTCGCGCACCGTACAATATGCAGCTCATTGAGACTGACGATAAAATATTCATCCCGGTTTCCATTCCCTACGCTGGGTGATATACTCTTTTTGGCTCGTCGTGATGACGCCCGTGCCCCGCTTTCATGCGGGGTTTTTTATGCTATACTCCTGCCAACTGTCGTGATGACAGATATTTCCCATTGATGGAGGCCCTCCGCTATGTCGACTCATCTCTCAACCGGCGCACAGATTGCAGTCAGTGCCGGTCTCCCTTCTGTATACGACGATAACATTTCAACAGGCTATCGCTCTCTGTCATTTACCACCATCGGCGAGGCAATCGACATTGGCGAGCTTGGTATTGCCTTTAACGTCGTGGAGCATCAGGCCGTTGCCCGCCGGTATGCCACCAAGAAGAAAGGCATCTACAGCCATGACGATGTGGCGATCACGTGCGGCCTTGATGTTGATGATGCCGGTCAGATTGTTGTTGACGCCGCGCTGGCATCAGACAGCAGCTACGCATTCCGCATCATTGATACAGATGGCACCGCCTACTACTTCACCGGCAAGGTTATCAGCGCAAAGCCTGGCCCGTGGGCTGGTGACGGCACTGTTACAAAAGCGTTGGCGGTTTCTGTAGACCCGCAGACCGGCGCAAAAGGCCTGTACTCAACACAGTACACCGTCACCTATCTGGCTGGCACTAACGGGGCAATCATCGGCGACGCTGTGCAAGTTGTCGCGTCTGGCGGCAGCACCACTCCGGTTTATGCCTCCCCTGATGCCTTGTACGCATTTACTGAGTGGACTGAGGATTCAGGCGTAGATAATCCGCGCAGCGATACCGGCGTGGTAGCCAATGCCACCTACACCGCAACATTCACTCTTATTCCATAAGGGGTAGAAAATGGATCTTAGCAGTATTAACGTAACGCAAAGCGCGGAGATTGGTGCCGAGATGGAGCTTGAGCACCCGATCACGGGCGATGCGCTGACGAATGACGACGGCAAACCGATGTTGATCGAGCTGTACGGCTCTGACTCTGCTGTATACCGAAACAAACAGCGTGAGATGCAGTCTCGGCGCATGGCAAAGATGATGAAGGGCAAGGGCAACCCGGTATTGAGTGATGCCGAGGCGTGCGAGCTGCTGGCCGCTGCCACCAAAGGTTGGTCTGGCCTTGTTGAAGACGGCAAGGCGCTGAAATTTAGCGCCAAGGCGGCTTTCGACCTCTATATGGCCCAGCCGTGGATTCGTGAACAGGTCGATACGTTCATTGCCGACAGGGGAAATTTCTTCAAGGGGTAGTTGATGGGCTTGATCGATATGTAAAGCATCTCGCATGGCTCTATGCTACCCCAAGAAGCAGTGACCCGAAAAACAAGGCGCCTAGAGAATCACGGGCGCAACAGTACCAACGGCTGATAGACGCGGGAAGGGATGCCCCGTTTATGGATATGCCGGATATAGAGCATGGTGCATACCTGCTCGAATATCTGTCAGAGATTGGAGAGGCAAGGCATAGTGGGACTATGCTATCTCCAGTTGATTGGCAAGAGATCAAAGCGTGGCAGGATGCTACCGGAGTTGAGTTAAGCGCATGGGACGCGAAAGTTATTCGCAGACTGTCGTCGGTTTATGTGGCGCAGTATTTCGATGCTGGTGATCCAAATTGTCCGCCACCATGGATGCCATCGCAGCCAAGCGGCGAGAGGATTACAAAGAGGCTTAACAGCATGATTAGCGCCCTGGAGAATAAATAATGGCCGATATAGCAAAGCTGGCGCTTGTTGTAGACAGTGGGAGCGTAAAGGGCGCAACGGCTGAGCTTTACAAATTCTCCAAAGAATCATCCAACGTAGAGAGTCAGACCAAGAAAACCAAAAAGGCGACCGATGGCTTATTGGACAGCATGAAAAACTATGCTTCCCTGGCCGTTGTCTCTGTTGCCGTGTGGAGGGTCATAGACGCACACCGCGAATTTCAGAAATCCATCAGCGAATTGTCAGCGATAACCGGCGCAACGGGTGCTGACCTTGAATTCTACAGACAACAAGCCCTGGCGCTGGGGTCATCGACCACCTTTGCGGCAAGCGAGGTCGCTGCGGCGTTCAAACTGGTCGCATCTGCAAAACCTGACCTATTAGAAAGCAAAGAGGCGCTTGCTGCTGTGACGCGAGAGGTGCTCACTCTTGCTGAGGCCGCTGGGATAGATTTGCCAGCTGCAGCAAATGCGGTTGGTGGTGCTCTAAACCAATTCGGCGCAGATGCATCGCTTGCCGGGGATTATGTGAATGTCCTTGCAGCCGGTGCAAAGCTCGGATCTTCTGAGATAACCCAAACCGCAGAGGCACTAAAAAACGCCGGTACTGTAGCCGCCTCTGTTGGCCTGTCATTCGAGCAGACGAACGCGGCAATACAAGCACTAGCCTCGGTATCGATTAAGGGCGCAGAGGCCGGGACAGGGCTTCGCGGTGTACTTCTGAAACTCTCAACCCAGAACAATGACGAATTCAACCCGCAGATTGTAGGATTGACGGCGGCTCTTAATAATCTCCGCGATGCTGAATTGTCAACCATCCAAATGTCAGAGATATTCGGGCAGGAGTCAATAACCGCAGCAACCGCCCTTATCAACCAGGCCAATGAGGTTGACCGTCTGACGGGTGCTTTGGCTGGTACTGATATCGCATATCAGCAGGCGGCGATAAACACAAACAACCTTGATGGCGATGTTAAGGCTATGTCCTCGTCGTGGAGCGGAGCGGCTCTTGTCATAGGGCAGACCTTTGACCCGATTTTGAGGGCGCTAACTCAGGCAATAACATGGCTAGGCAAGGTTGTTCAAACTACCGCAATAGAGTTTGACGATCTGGCCGACACCCTGGCGTCATATGCTGCCATTGCCGTCTCGCTTATATCGCTCGACTATCAGCAGATAGAGACGATAACGGAACTCAGGAGAGAGGCAAGAGCTGCCACCGAAGAGAAGATAGCAAACGTATGGGCGGAAGCTGGGGAAAAGAAAAAGGCCATTGAGGAGGAAGAAAAAGCAGAGCAATCGAGGGCTACTGCCGAGGCTGGGCGCGTAGCGATCAGAGAAAAGGCTATAGAGGATGCGGCAAAAAGAAGGGCTGAGACCGCAGCCAAGGAGGAGGAGCAGCTAGCTATTCGCACAGCGAAGCAGGAAGAGCGCGAAGCCATGGAGGTTGAGCGCGAAAGAATGCGGCTAGAGAACAAATTCGTCGCACTGCAAGAGGGATTCTTGACCGAAATGGAGATAATCGCCATCCAACAAGAGGAGAAGCAACTATTCCTTGAAGACGCGCTGATGCAGGAGATAATCACCTATGAGCAGCATGAGGAGTATAAAACGCTGGTAGAGGAACAGGGCATTGCGGCGCGGGCAAAACTTGGAGAGGCCGAGAGAAAGGGAAAGCTAAAACTTGTGTCTGGGACGCTTAATAACGTTTCGGCGCTGATGAACTCCGGCAATAAACAGATGTTTGAGATAGGAAAGAAAGCCGCTTTGGCCCAAGCTGCGATATCTGGCGCCCAGGCAATTATGGACGCATGGAGGGCTGGCATGGCAACCAGCGGCCCATGGGCGCCATTCATCGCTGCTGCATATGCTGCGTCGGCAGCAATTACGGCAGCAAACAATATTAACAACATCAAGAGCCAGACATTTAGCGGAGGCGGATCTATGTCTGCCCCTTCCGGCGGTGGCGCAACGGCTTCTGCTGGTGGTGGCGCCCCGGTGACGGCGCAAGAGGCTCCAGCAAGGCCGCAGCAGGATTTGACAATCCGTAGAGAGGGCGGAGGAATCTGGACGGACGACATGGTAGAATCACTCCTTGTTAAAGTTGGCGACTACTCGCGAGACAATGACATTGGCCTTGGAAATGTGAGATTCGCATGAGCATAACCGTTATCAGCTATTTGGTGGCCGGGTCTGTTGAAAACAGAGACCCATCGCTGCCGCATATATGCGTAGGCGACATCATCAAAAACTCAACATTGACGGCCAGCGCTACAGAGGTTGGCAGGTCTGTCACGTCGGTAAAATCGCCAGCAACGTATAACGGGTGGAGGCCCGACTCATCTTCCTCGTCTGTTATAGCCGAATTTGCAGCAGCTCAGGACATTGACTACGTGGCGTTGTTCGGTGACGTTGCTGGAATCACTGTGACTGCGCAATACTCAACAAACGGCGTTGATTACACGGACATCGGCGACGCCATTCCAGGAGAGAGCGGAATATTCCTTGCGCTGAGTGACACGATAGAGAATGTCACGCACATTAAGGTTGTTTTCGCTGGAGGGATACCAACCGTATACAACCTGTCTACGGGGCTGTCATTCATCCCAGAAAACGGAATGCCGGTAGGCTTTGCCCCTGGGTCGTTGAATTTCGACGACAAGTACACAAACACGGAGAGCGTGAACGGGCAGATACTTGGTCGCGCATTGCTTCGTTCAGGAGTTAAGGAGTCGGTCAATATAACCGCGATAGGGCGATCATGGATTGACAGCAACTGGCTAGATTTGCGTGGTCTACTGCGAACTGAGGGGGCCTACATTGCGTGGAACCCTGAAAATTACCCAACAGAGGTCATCTATGGGATGGCATCAAAAAGCCCGACGGTCACATACAGCGACCCGGTGTATATGTCGATAGGCCTTGAGTTTGAGGGGCCGAGCTACGCATGACCTATGACACTCTGAAAGAGTCACCGGGCGCTGAGCCATTCGAGCGGGTGACTATATATCTCGACCAGTGCGAACACGTGTTTAGCGTATCGCCATGCACTGCAACCGGTGATCCATGCTTTAATTCATGGGAGCAGTGTCGGGACAGGGCGAACTATTCACGGATAGATAAGCCGGTGTCATTCTGTACTCCTACTGCGCGACCCGTCTCTGACATAACGGACATACCATTCCTATCATCAGGAAGGCGCGGGGCAGTATCAGAACGAAGTGGAGAGCCTGACCCGATGCGCGGACTTGGGCGCAGGGGGTCAATAACGGTTTCATTTATTGACGCCGTTCATGACGACGTGGGGATAGATCCGTATGTAGACCAGAGGAGCTATAACCCACTTGAGCGCGGCACATTCTGGCCGAGGTTTATGGCTAGGT